CCTGCTAGTGTAGCATTAGCACCACTAAATGTTAAGGCTGTAGTTGTGCCTGACTTAATAACTAGATTACCAGAACTGTTTGTTAGTGAGCCATAGGTTGTACCTGCATCTTTTACAAATACATCACCACCATCAGCATCAAGTACAATGTCACCAGAAGAGTCTAGTGTAATATCTGTACCATCATTAGTAATAGTATCAAGGGCAATACTACCTACGTTAGATATGTCAAGATCACCAAAGTCTAAAGCACCTGCAACGGTAAGTGTACCTGATATATCAACATTGCCGTTTATATCTATTAGTGTTGCATTAAGTTCTATCTCATCAGTAGCGTTTATGTCTAGTACGGTAGCACTAGGTGCGTTAATAAACTGAGAAGCATCATTAAACTGCAAAGCCATAGTGCTGTTTAACAACAGCCCAGTATCAGCTACGTGTGTAAGTGTAACATCATTATCAGCACCAAAGCCTAGCACAGCAGCATCACTGTCAAGTTTAAGATCGTTACTAACGGTAACTGCAGTAGAAGCATTAATGTCTACGGTAGGTGCAGTAATCTCTAACTCTGTGTCTGCGTCAATGTCAAGCTGTCCATCAGTACTAGAGTTAATAAATATAGCAGTATCACGAAACTGTATCTTTTCTGTAGATGCAATAAGTAAATCATCTGAGAACTCAAAGTAATCCTCATCCTCCATCCACTTTAATACACCGTCATTAGTCTCCCCGTCAAACGTAATAACAATATCTGTACCTGAAGTACCTGCACCAAAGGTTATACTATGGCCTAAGAGAGCACTAAGAGGCCCACCCTCTCCTGCTGTACCGTCATGTGTATGTCCTGTACCAGCAGCAAAGGCAGCTAGTAATTGGTCAAACTCATCATTCGTGTCTGCAGCCTGTATAACGTCACCGTCTGTATACGTAGACTGCCTTGTGTATGTAGCACCCATTAGCGTCTTGCTCCTACTTGATACTCTAGCTGAAATCCTTTTAGTGAATAAGGAGATGAAACACCGTTGTCATCAACTCTTAGGGCCACTGTAAACCCTGAACCTTCTACAGGTTGTCTGACTAGCGGTACTGTACCACCACCATAAACAAACTGTGTTTCACTTGATGCTGTACTGTAAACAGCAGTGCCGTACTGCGAACCGACAGTAGCAGTGCTTAAACTATAAGGTGCTGGTCTAGCCGCCCCAACATTCTCGTTATCATAGCGTAATGTTAAATCAGCACTTAAAGCAGCTTCAGGCTCGTAATTAAGTATTACTCTGTGCATATGCTTTCTTAAACCAGCATCACCAAAACTTATATCTGGGCCTCTGTACCTGCCTAAAATAGTTGAACCATCAAATGTGCTACCTTTTTCTTGCCTGTGTACATAACCTTCAAAGTCACCATGAATTACTATTACATCACCTGCAGTTATAAAAGAATCAGTGCATGAAGGTTTTATTCCTAGTGTTTCAGAAAACTCAAAACCACTTTCTTTCATAACGCACACTACACCTCTAGTGCGTTTTTGTCCATTAGTTGCTTTTGTAAAGAATAATCTGTACTGTGTTTTATCAGGTAAAGTTACACTTTCAAACAAAGATGCATCTACTATATTTTTATCAAATAAGCCTTGTACATTTTTAGATATTGTACCAAGCTCAACGTCACCAATCTTAGCTGTACCTGCAACTGTCCTTAGTCCATCAGGACCAAGAAACATCAAGTCACCTGCAAATTCCTGTATGGTATCACCATTAATACAACCAATGTTTCTAGTAACAGGCTGTACTGAAAAGTCAGACAAACTAGAACCTGTAAGTTTAAATATCCTGTTCTCACAAAATATAAACAAACTATCACGAAAAGCTTTTAGTCCTACTATGGTGTCATCTACTTTGATGCTACCTGCACCGTCTGCTGCGTCAAAGTCATCCTCATCTAAAGGCTCACTAAATACAACCTCTTGGGGTGTTGTTGACTTACCAGCATAAAACATATGGTTTCTGTAAGAAGCTACAAACTTTGATCCAGATACGGCACTTTCACTAACATCAGTTGCACTCATAGATGAATTAAATACTACAGGTGCGTTAGTACCATCAACTAATACTAGTTTGTCGTTACCATCAAAGTTAAATCTCTCAAAGTTATACTTACCTGCATTAGTCCTACCTGTATCTCTTTGTGTCCAGCTTTCAGATACAGTATCATCTGTAGAGTGATTAGCTGCTGTAGTGCTGGAAGTTGCGCGAGTTACACCTGTAAATGCAAACGTAGAAACGCCTGTATAAGTAAATATCTCATCATTAATTTGTAATGTACCACTTGTAGAAAAACCTGCAGTGGAGTCAACTGTAATTGTACCAGAGCCTGTCATACTTGTAGTTGACAATATCTTTAGGCTTAATTCAGTAGAACCTGCACTATATATTCTTTCGCCACGAGCAGCTACAACTCTGTCTGCAAATATGCAAGATAATAAAACTTTTTCTGATGTATTATTAGTTTGTGGTACTTGGTGATTTACATACTTACGAAAACCGTTTATTCTTCTGTAGCCACCCTTGATGTCAGGCTCAAAGTTTGTAAGCTCTAAAGCTTCGCCAGGTTGCATCATAAAGGTAGACTTGTCTAAGATTAGACCACCTTCACAATTAAATGCTGTAGACTGTAACGTTGAAGTATCTGGCATTATTATGACACTCTGAGTACAGGGTTAGATGATCCATAAGGTGATTCTATCATAAATGATCTTACGTAGTCATACTTGTTTACAGATAGTGTTTGTATGTTTTTAATACCTTGCTCAAACCGTTCAAAGTTTAGCTGGTACTGTTGTAGCTCACCACGGTACTGATACACAAAAGCAACTGCGCCATCTACTATAACTGCAGCAAACCTGTCAGGTATAGTTGTTGTGTCACTGTGTGCAGATAAATCAGTAGGAAATGTGTAGTAATCAAAAGCTAACGTATAGGCTTTATCAGGGTAAGGGTACAGTAAGTATTTGTTATCAGGTGTACGCACTATAAACTTAGGTATACCACCATCCTCAAACTGTGTTACTGTAGTACCACTAGCGTGTAAAGCAGCCGTAGTACTGTTAGCACCTCTAGTACAACCTGTAATGTCGTTACCTGATACGCCAGTGTAAGTTACTTGTTCGCTGCCTATATGCACTGTACCACTAGTGTCAAAGCCTGTAGAGGATGTCAATGTTAATGTAGTGACTGAACTAGAGTGGGAGCCATTTAAAGTAGTTGACTCAACCTCATCTTCTTGGTTTGCGTATTCCTTAGATACGTACTCATTGTAATTTAGTATGCTAAGATTGTTACCTGATGCACCAAGTGTTTCATTCTTTTTAATTCTTGCAGTATTGTAATCTATATATTTTGTACTAGTAGGTAAAGCGTAGCGAGATACGCCAGCAGTTAGTGTAGATGAATTAGTTGCGTGATTAAAAGGGTAGCCAAACTCTCTCTGGTTTATGTACCTGATAGCTTCATTGACTGCTGTTTGACTTTGTGACTGAATACCTCTAGGGCTAGAAAAATTACTAGATGTAAGCTCTACTTCATTCACACGCACAAGCGTTTTATTAGTAAGCGTAAGGAATGTTTCAGCCATAGTATAACCCTTGTGTTATAAGTAAAGGGGAGCCAGTTGCCCAGCCCCCCAATAAGTTATGCGAGTAGATCACGATCTACTTCATTTGCAGAACCTGACTGTGAGATGTCATCCATGATAATGCATACAGCATATACACGGAGAATACCACCAGTGATAGTTCCACTAGACGCTTGAATCTCTACGTCAAGTGTATCTGCTGCTGCAGTAAACACTGGTAGATTTCCACACACACCTGAAGATGTAATCGCTGGTGTATGATCACCAACAGATGCACCGTCATAGTCAAATGATGCAGCAAAGATGTCTACATCAGTTCCTGTGATACCTATGTGAAAAGCAGAGTCGGTAGTAGTACCTTCCATTGCTGTCACCACTTTGAAACCTGCGTGTAGGATCATAGTGTTTGCAGGTACAGCAATAGCTTGAATGATGTCATTCGCTGCTAAAGCTGTGCCACCGTTTTGCAAGATGGCGTCAGCCATATCAAGATCGTTTTGCAATACAGTAAGAGCACCACGGAGTTTTTTGTTCCCTGTTCCACCATTGTTTGATGTGGAAGCAGAGTTGGTTGACATTGTAATTGTAGCCATAACTAAATACCCCCTTACGCTGCGTTATATTTGGCAGTAACGATAGCTTCTGGACGAAGTATCTTTCTACCATATAGATGCATACCACGAAC